CCCCACACACCGCTCCGCAGACGGTCAACAACTGGTTCTCGATGCAGGAGGTCGAGATCGGTCTCGGCGTCCACGGACCCGGCCCCAACCCCTCGTTCCGAGATGCGCTCGACGCTGCGCGATCCAACTGGCGACAGACGCCGGAGGCGTCGTACCCCGACGGTTACTTGGGGACCGTCGGGGGACGGCGCGGCGACAAGCTGCGCAACGCCGTGTGGCGCAACCAGCGCCCCTACGACCGCGGCGTGCACAAGGACAGCCGGCTCGACATGAGCGACTACCTGTGGCCGGAGGAGTTCAACCTCATGAGCGCCATCGAGAACGAGGCGGCGACCGGGCTGCGTTACTGCTCGCCGGCCTACGCCATCATGCCGTTCCAGCTCACCAACCGCGGCAACCCCAACACCCGCGACTACAACCACATGACCGGGCGCCCTGACACCGGCACGCCCGTGCAGCCCGACCCCGAGCGCCACTCGACGCTGCGTCGGATGCTGCCGAACTGGTCGCCGTGATGCCCGACCTCGGCAAGCAGTTTCAATTGTTCGATCCGCCCGAGGGGCCGGCGCAGATGACCGAGTGGCCCGACGTCCACAAGGAGATGGAGCCGAAGGGTGAGGTCGGCTACTCGCGCACGCTCACGCCCCGTGACGTCAAGGTCTCCAAGTACTACGACGAGACGCAGAGGATCCACCCCGAGGTCGGCGGGTACCGACGGTTCCCGCACGAGCGACAGCTCGCCATGCTGATGTCAGCTCGCGAGATCCAAGAGCAGTACGCACCGGCCGAGGGTGATCGGATGTACAAGGGCACCGACTACCTCGTGCACGGCAAGGTGCAGCCGCCCGGTGAGGACGACCCGCGAGCCGGCGATACGACGATGCGCCAGGCGACGACAGACTTCCGGCTCAACACGCCCATGCGGGAACCTATGACCGGGACGCGCTACTTCGAGCGCACCTTCGAGCGCAAGCCGCCGCCGATCGAGACCAACACCGAGTTCTGGCAGCGCAAGGCGACCGAAGGGGCCATGTCCCCGCAGGAACGCAAGCTCAGCGACGCTCGCATCTACAAGGCCAACGCCCTGGCGACGCCCGAGCACATCGCCAAGTTCCTCGATCGCCCGCCCGAGCACGACACGTCACTGGTCGAGCACCTGCAGGCCGGCGGTGACGTCCCGCCGGTCCCGCTCGGGGTTCAGTCCAACCCGCTCAGTGCCAGTCGCAAGCCGATGGTCGCCGGAGGCCAGCACCGCATCGGCGTGCTCGGTGAGATCGACCCCGACCGCCTGGTGCCGGTCGAGCACTGGTTGAACACGCACGAGGCCAAGTACATGCCTCACCCGACTCGCAAGGACATGTTGATCCAGCGGCCGGGGTACACCTGATGCCGGCCAACGATCACCTCGGTAGGCAGTTCCTCTACCACGAGTCGCACCTCGTCAACCGTGAGAAGATCAGAGAGCAAGGGCTGCGCCCGTTCGTGCCGTACATGGCGAGCGATCTCCCCAAGGGCGTGTACATGGCTCCGCTGTCGCACTCGGAGTACAGCTCCTCGATGCACGATGCCTCGCACTACGGCAACGACCGTTGGCGGGTTGACGTGACCGGTCTCGATCTCCACACCGACGAGTCGCAGCCGACCGCCACGAGGTATCACCCCGAGACGATCTCGCCCGACCGCCTCCGGTTGGTCAAGAAGGGCCATCCGAACTGGGAAGCTCACATCTGATGCCGGCGACGTTCTCCCGAGCCGCCAACGCCTCTCTGCAGCGCTCTCAGTACCCGCCGCCGTTCCAGCTACAGGGTGAGTACGCCGTCGATGACGTGATCACGATGGCAGAGGTGCCGGCCGACATCATCCGTCAGCGCCAGCCACCGGTACCCCAGCAGGTGTTCCCACCGAAGTACGGCTACTACCGCATCCCGCTGACGATCTACGACGTGCTCGCTACCGACCGCTGGGCGCCGACGTTCCGCTCGTGGACGTCGGGGCCGGTGATCGTGCCCCCGTCACCGATCACGCCCAACGGTCTCGGTGGCGCCACCGACGGCTTCCAGAAGAACTCGCTCATCGGCAATGTGTACGGGCCGTGAGCGCTCACGACCATCTCGGTGAGCAGCTCCGCATGTTCATGACGGCCCAGGAGTTGCACGACACCCACTCGATCGACGTACAGCAGACTCCCGAGTCTCGGTTCGGTGGTCACTGGAAGACGATGGATGCGATGTGGCGCACGAAGCGCAAAGAGAACAGGGCCAACGGCCTGGACAAGGACGTCGCAGCCCACGGTGTGCAGCAGCCGGTGGAACTGACCTCCGGCCGCGACGTCGAGGGCGAGGTCATCCTCCACGGGCACCATCGAGTGCAAGCTGCCTTCGAGGCCGATCCTCAGTCGTGGATCCCCGTAGAGCGACGCCGTCACCCCCTGATGTAGCACCCCAGGAGTACCGTGGAGCCATGGCCATCAACAGCAACCGGTCGATGAACGACGACATGCGCATCGGTGCCGTGGACGGCCGGCTGCGCTTCCTGCGCCCCAACTCGGTCAACGCCGAGATGACCGAGACGATGACTCGTGCCGACTGCCTCGGTGGCGAGCCGCCGTTCTACGGCCTGTACGGCAACTGGGGTGTCACCTACGGAGATCTCGACCACATCCGCATGGCCCTGCCCGGCGCCGTGCACCCTCTCGCTCCCATCCGTGTCGGCAAGCACGAAGTCATCGATCCGCTGTGAGCATCCGCGGCCGGCACCCGCGCTACAGCAGTGACAGCGCCAGCGAGCGGGAAGCGATGGCCTACCTCACCAGAAACCTGCAGCCAGGAGACAACGGCTACGCCTTGAAGGGCATGACGGTCGGCGGGATGCTGCAGTCCAACGCCAAGGCCGACCGCGACGCTCTCTCCCGTTCGATGGCCCACTACCCGCAGTACGGGCCACCCGACCCGAAGTGGAACAGCGTCAAGCCCAACTTCGAGGGCGTGGCCATGAACGAGGATCCCGACGCCCACGACCGTGTGAAGGACCGTCGCCTGGCCGGCGAGATCCCGTAACGCTGCTGAACGTCTACGCTGACTAGATGCGGCTCGCCTTCTGCTACCACTGCAAGACGTTGTCCCGTCTCGACGACTACGAGGGCGGCTTCCACGACGACGGTGAGCCGGTCAGCGACCACCTGTTGGTCAACTGGGTCGAGCGCCACATGCACGGCCTCTCCGAGGACCAGCACCCCGGTGGCCGTGTGTTCCCGTTCGAGGGCCGTGACATCGAGGTGACCGGTGGCCGTATGGACGGTGTCGGTGTGCAGGTGGCCAACGAGGTCGAGCAGGTGCGCGCTGAGCTGGCCAAGGTCGGGCAGGAGATCTTCGAGTTGAAGGACGAGCTGGTCGAGGACGCCAACAAGTGCTTCGTCAAGCACAGCCGCCCGACCTACCCCGATCGCAAATGCATCGACTACCACGACGACTCCAAGTGGCTTGGCCGGCGGGTCAAGGTCGACGGCCAACGGTTCAACACCCAGCAGGGCTACCTCTGCTCGTACTGTCCCTACGAGGTGAACGTCTCGATCGCCAGCCGAGGCTTCAACTGATGTCTGCCGTCATCGTCGTCCACGCCGATGCGTTGTTCTGTGACTCCACCCACGACATCCCCAACTGCGAGCCTGACGCCCACGCCATGCGTTGGTATCGGAACCTCGCCGAAGGATCGTCCGAGCAACTGGTGGTCTCATGCGACTCGCCCAATGTCGGCGTGGTCGATCGGTGGCTACGTAACTTCGACTTGAAGTACTCCTACGTCCTCTATCTCGAAGGTACCGACGCCCGCCAACGCATGGAGCGGTTGGTCAAGAACATCGCTCTGCAACAGGCCAAGATCGTGTTGTTCATCGGTGGCCGGTTCATCGACTGCAACCACATGGGCGACCTCGGAGTACCGAGCCTGCGCTATCTACCACCCAACTCGGCGGCGGCGTGGGAGACTGACCAACGAACGACGTGGGAGAGGGTTGTCGCCAAGCAAGGTGGTGAGTGATGTCGGCTATCGAACATCTCCAACTGCAGATGTTCGATCCCGCTGACTACCCGCCCCGTTACCAAGGTGGCAAGGTGACCACGAGCCGTGAAGAGCGTGATGAGAACGATCAGTACATGACCCAGCAGCAACAGCAGGAGTCGTGGTTCCGTCGGTACAAGCGATGAAGCTGTACTTCTCCGGCGCCGAGGTCGGCGCCCACCGTAAGAGGTTCGCCAAGCAGGAGATCCGCCGGGTCGGGTTCAACCTCGGTCCCGTGCTCAACTCTGGTGGCCACAGCTCGGTAGCGCCCGACGACCTGCTGCCGTTCGTGACGCTGTTCTACGCCTCACAGACTGTGGACGTCGACAAAGCGGCCGAGGTGATGCGGGCGCATGGCGATGAGACGAGCCTCGCAATAGGCATGGAGTACTCCGGCCGCTTCCCGGGCACGGCGATCCCGCTCTGGAACGGGGTCGACATCGATGTGGCACTCGAAGCGATGGTGGAGCACGGGTCCGTCTGCATCGAGGAGGCCGACCTCTTGGAGAAGCGCAACCAGATCCCGCTCAACACCTTCGTCGCCCGTAACCCCTCGGTCCATCTCTACTGCGCCACTTCCAAGGTCGAGGCGCTCGCTCTGCCGTGTCTCACCGACGCCATCGTTGCAGGTTGGATCGCCACGCAGAAGCACCGAGAGTTCCAGGTGTGGGACGGCAAGAAGGTGCGCAAGTTCCCACGCACCGCCCGCAGCGCCTCGGTGGACAACTACGCCGGCCAGATCAACAACATGGGTGGCGACGTCGAGAAGCTGAAAGCCGGCGATGTCGACGAGATGGTGCGCATGTCACTGCTCTCGTGGCAGCAGTACGAGAGGATCCTTGCTATCGCGCCACTTCCCTACTCTGACGCAACCACGCCCGAACCAGTCAACGGTGTTGCTATCGCCCGTCCGCAAGCGCGCCCACGTGAGCGTGTGCTGCTTCCCGTGCTCGGGCACTTCGAGGAGACCGATCACGGCAACGTGGCACGTACCTCGATCAACGCTCTGCGCCAGTGCAACGGCTGCTTCATCGCCCACAGCTGCCCCGGCTACGAGACCGACGCCGCCTGCGCCTACGCCATCCCGGTCGAGATCCGCACCGTCCGACAGATGCGCGACGCCCAACAGCTCGTGCACGAGATCCAGTGGCAACGCATCCTGTTCATGCGCCACGCCGAGGAAGCTGCAGGTGGCGAGCTGGATCCGCACCTCGGCAAGGAGATGGACCGCTTCTTCTCCCAGGCCGAGTCGGTAGCTCGCCAGAACGAACAGCGTTCGACGTTGACGATCCAGACCACCGAGTCCGGTGGCGGGAGCGGCATCCTCGCCTCGATCTTCGGCGGGGCGATGGCCAAGGGCAACCAGGCGCTGCCGCAGCCCGTCGCGAGCGACACCGTGCTCGCCGAGGCGTGGGAAGCCGACACGGTCGATAGCAAGTAACTCCGGCTGACTGGTGCGTCAGAGGGGTACGTCGGTTTCAAATCGCCGATCTGGCGACACCCCCCTGTCAGAAACAGCACGAACTACGCTCGGCATAGAGGCTGAGCACAAGGAGACGATCATGGCCAAGTCCGAGACCGACACCGAGGTCGACACTGCCGAGGACCGCAGCGACATCGAACATCGCACCAGCCCCGAGCTGCGTCAGCGGGACATCGACACCGCCCCCGACACCGTAGATACGGAGTCGGCCGAGTCGCTCGACGAGGTGCACGCCGACGCCGCCTACAACCGGGCCGTGATGGGGCCGGCGGCGACCGACCCGGCGATTGCCACGCCCGGTACCGAGATCCCGCCCGAGCCTGGCCCCGGACCCGAGGACAACGAGGCGCTCGACAACGCCACGGGCGGAGCGTTGAGCAACGCCGCCGAGAGTGGCACCGCCTGGCCCGAGCCGCCGCAGGCCGAGAACTACGGCAACCGCGGAGAGCTGGCAGCCAAGCAGAACATCGGCATCAAGACCACGTTCGACATGAACGCTCCCGGCGAGAGCGCCGGCAACGTCGGCGAGCTGAACGAGAGCGTGGCGGGGAGCGGCCGCGGCGACGGATCGTTCGATCCCGGCGAGCACACCGTCACCGAGGTGCAGGACTATCTCGACGCCCACCCCGAGGATGAACAGCGTGTTCTCGCCGCCGAGGCCGACGGCAAGAACCGCTCATCGATTGTGGGGTAGCTCAGCTCCGAGCCGGGTAACTTCTTGGCACGGCGGAGGGGGCGACTTCCGGCACCTCCAACGACGGGAGGAGCCTTCTCCGCCGTCGAAGTCTCACTAGATGACCGTGCCCGTTGCCGTTGTGCAGCGGGCACTCATCGTTGGTGCCCTTGTCGGCCCAGCCGTGCTTGCGCCCCGAGCGGAACCGGCATTGGCACGCCCCGCATATACGGCACCACCGGCCGGCGTAGCTGTCGCAGCAGCGGACTAGTCGCACTAGCCGATGTCGTCGTCGTCGTAGATCGGAGCCGGCACCGGAGTTCGAGGTGCTTCCGGCTCGGGATTGTCCAGCTCGTGCTGAGTCACGTACTTGACCGGCACCGGGTACGGCTGTCCCGTGCTCTGCTGTAGTCGATGGGCGATGTCCACTCGGTGGTGACCTTCCACGAGCTTGTCGGGAGCGCCATTGAGTCCGGGCATCATCATGATCGGGCGCAGCACGCCGTGCTCAGCGATGTTCGATTCCAGACGTCCATAGAGTCGTTGCGACTCATCGGTCTTGGCTGCCATCACTCCACCCGGTGAGAGCTGGCGCCCATAGCGATCTTCCATGTGCTCGGCGGAGTGGATCTCGCCCGCCATCATGCGGTTGTAGATCATCGATGGATCGAGCTGCGTCGGTCGTTCGGGCGTAGCTCGGATCACACGATCAACGCTAGTTCGCCGACCCTGTGACGCGAAGCAGGACCGCCCTTACGGACGGCCCCGCTCTCGGAGACAATGTTGAGCACCCCATGATTCGATGGCAGCGTCGTCATGATCATAGAGCGTGAAGTACGCTCATGCCAGAGGGGCCGTTTCAAATCACCGATTTGGGAAGACCCCCCTTGGGTGCGTCGGAGCGGCGACGACCAACCCCTCTCCGCCGGGGGCGAGGACGAACCGCCCCGGCGCACACCAGACCCTCCGCCGGGTGGAGCACCCCGCACTCCGCTCGGCGGAGTCACCCCCGCCGGCTGGGCCGGTGGTGGGTCGAGACGTGCGCAGAGCGGAAGTCAGGCACGCCCGGATTGGTGGCGATCCCCTGCTGGCCGCGCCCGCCGTAGCGGGACACCGCCGGCTTGCCGTAGATCGACAGTGTGTAGGTGCCGTGCCGATGGCCGCTCGACGACACGCCCGGTATGCGGAACTGGCGCACTGCCAGGTGCTCGGTAGCTGCCACGCCTCAACTCTGTCACACCCTCTACCTACGCTCGGAGTCATGGCACATCGCTCGCAGATCTCCGAAGAAATCTCGTCGAGTTGTGACACGTCGTTGAACAACCCTGCTATCATTGCCGGCGTGACCACCAACTTCACCAACACGGGCGGGCGAGCGATCGACCGCCACGAAGACGCCATCCTCGCAGTGCTCAGCGACTGCGACGAGGGTGGCCAGACCCTGTTCGACGCCTGCGACCACGAGTCCGGGCGGTTCGAGATCTCCATCGAGCGCCTGCTGCACCTCGTGCGGGTGTGGTGCGCCGTTGCCGGAGTCGAGGTGCCGGCATGAGCGGCAACGCCTCCGGCAAGCAGTTCAACTTCATCCAGCGGCTGCTCGAAGAGCGCCGCTCGCACGTCCCCGAGGGGGACGTTGACGCCTTCATGGTCGTCATCCAGGGCAAGCGGATCACTGGCAAGGGCGCCTCGATCCTGATCGACAAGCTGCTCGCCATCCCGGCCGATCCCATCGCTCCCCCGGCCGGCGCCCCCGTCGTCACCAACCGCGACCCGAGCCGCCGCAGCAACGCCTACCCGGGCAAGTGCATCAAGTGCGGCCACGAGGTCGGCAAGGGCGCCGGCTACCTCACCGGTAGCCGCGCCACCGGCTGGGGCTGCGAGCACCTCGACGGTGAGTGCAAGACGGGCGAGGTCGAGCCTCGCAAGCACGAGCTGACCGAGATCGTCGGCGACCTGGAAGACGGCAACTACGCCATCCCGAGCAGCTCGGGCGACACCGACGTCACGTACATCACGATCGCCACCAACAAGGGGTTCTACAACCCCGACAAGGCTGGCCAGAGGATCGTGCGCATCGTGGCCGGCGGCGGCAACGAGTTCGTGGTCTCGAACGAGTGGGTGCGCAAGGCAGTCGCCACGATCCACGCTCTCGGCACCACCGAGTCGATGCAGCTCTTCGCTCGTGAGCTGCACGTGTGCGGCCGTTGCGGCGAGGATCTGACCCAGGTCACCTCGAAGGTCACCGGGTTCGGCCCGACCTGCCGCAACAAGATCGGCTACGTCGTCTCCGCCGAGGAGAAGGCGGAGGTCAAGAGGCTCATCGCCGAGGCGCTGGCGCAGGGTGAGGTGTTGTCCGCATGAGCGGGCAACGCCCTCTGGCGCTGCGCCAGGCGTCCGCCTACTACCGGCTCGCTGCGAAGGCGGAGCGAGCCGGCAACTACCGCGGCGCCGAGCGCTACCGGGCGATCGCCGACCGGTTCGTCGACTCGAACCGCCGTGAGCGCGAGCGCCGCGCTGCCAAGGCTGCCGCCGAGGCTGCGTGGCGTGCGAAGAATGTCCGCTGAGTTGTTGAACGTCGTTGAAGGACTGCTATCATGGCCGCTGTGACCACCACCACCACCGACTACCGCACGGCGCTCGGCGAGTTCGCCGACCTCGTGCTCCCGCACCTGCAGGGTGAGACCCACGAGGTCATCACCGGCCTCACGGCCCTCGCGAAGGCGATCGACGCCGACCTCGATACGACCGGCTTGCTCGCCCCCGGTGTCGAGCTGTTCCCCTACCAGAAAGCTGGCGTGCGCTACGCCACGCTCGCCCGCCGCTGCGTCATCGGACACGGCATGGGTCTCGGCAAGACGATCCAGGCGATCACCGCCCTGGCCATCGAGCTGCGTGACAAGGGCGCCATCAAGGCACTGGTCATCGCTCCCCCGAGCCTCACGCTCAATTGGGTCCGCGAGTTCAAGCAGTTCGCCCCTCAGATCTCCACCGCCGTCATCGGCGGACAGACGCCCGGCGAGGTGCCCGACACCGACGTCGTCATCATCGGACACTCGGTCGTCAAGCATTGGGAGCGCAAGCTCGTCGCCGCCGGCTTCACGAGCCTCGTCATCGACGAGTCGCAGAACTTCAAGTCGAAGGACGCTCAGCGCACGAAGGCTGTCAAGCAGATCGCGAAGTGGCTGCCGTCCGAGGCGCTCGTGCTCCTGCTCTCCGGCACGTTCATCAAGAACACGCCCGACGAGGCCATCCCGCAGCTAGAGATCCTCAACGTGCTCGACGGCCTGTTCGGCGGCGTGTTCGACTTCCTCGCCAACTACTACCCGAAGGTCGGCCGCTGGGAGCGCGAGGCTCGCAACCTCACCGGCCTGCACGCCCGCCTGCTCGACTCGTGCTACTGCCGCCTCACGTTCGATCAGGTCCGCGAGCAGATGGGTGACCGGGCGCCGAAGGGTGTCGCCCGCCAGACCACGGCGTGCGAGCTGACCGGCCGCTACGCCGTCGAGTACAAGGAAGCTCGGGACCGCCTGCGCACCTGGCTGCTCGACCACCACGAAGAGGTCGCCATCGAGGACGGCCTGTCGATCGAGGACGCCGAGCGCATCGCCGAGGAGAAGACCGAGCGCAGCATGAGGGCCGAGGCGCTCGTGCAGCTCGGGGCGCTCCGCCGGCTCGCCGGCCTGGCAAAGGTCGCCGCCGTGATCAGCTTCGTGCAGAACCTCGTCGATCAGGACGAGCAGGTCATCGTCTTCGCCTGGCACACCGACGTCGTCAAGCAGATCGCCGAGCACTTCAACGCTCGCACGATCATGGGCGGCGACAAGGTCGAGGCTGTCGAGGAGGCAAAGGCTCGGTTCCAGGCCGGCCTCGACAAGGTCATCGTGCTCAACATCGTGGCCGGCGGTACCGGCCACACGCTCACCGCCGCCAATCAGGTCGTCTTCGCCGAGTTCCCGTGGACGCCCACCGACTACACGCAGTGCGAGGCTCGGGCCGATCGCATCGGTCAGACCGAGCTGGTCATCTCCCACGCTCTCGTGGCTGCCAACGGTGAGAGCACGATCGACGAGGCGCTCATCGGGATCCTCAACGAGAAGGCGATCGTCGTCGGCGAGCTGCTCGACGGCGAGGCTGGCACCCTGATCGATGGCAACAGCGTGACCAACGCACTGCTCGATTGGGCGCAGTCGTGAACGGCAACTACGCCGAGCGCGCAGCGTTCATCAACCCGATCGCCGCCGAGCTGGAACGGACTGCCTACCAGCTCCGGCAAGGCGCCACCTCTGACGAGCGAGCCGCAGACAAGCTGCGGCTCCTCGCCGGAATGCTGAGTGATGCAACGTCGTTGAATGATGCTGCTACACTCGGCACCGTGACCACCACCAACCAGGAGACAACATCATGAGCATCGTCGATGACTTCGACTCGAAGTGGTTCAACGACCACGAGAACCTACGCAAGCTCGCCGAGTGGCTGCGCACCAACCGCGGCTGGAACTTCTTCAAGGACAACATCCTCGACGTCTTGGAGACGCCGTGGTCGTGGGAGAAGGAGTGGCGCCTCGCCAACGGCGACGTCACGTTCGTCGAGCTGCACGCCAACGACGCCAACAACAAGTACACGGTCGACGCTGCGAAGTGCGACTGGTGCAACGCTCCCGTCGGCTACGTCACGTTCACGCTGAACGAGGCCGACGACCAGTCCATCGAGTGGCTGCCGGTGTTCGAGGACACCGTCACGGGCGAGATCGCCTGCGACGACTGCGCCGGCACGGCGGAGAACTTCGCCGAGACCACGAAGGTCGACACCGAGCTGTTCCCGGGCATCCGGGCGACGCACCTCGCGATCGTGCGGGGGTCGCAGTCATGAGCCAGCGCGAGATCGACCCGCAGGTGACCGTGCGCCAGGTCGGCGCCAACATCCTCGCCATCAGCGGCGGGCGCTGGCTGCGCACGCTCGTGCCCGGCGAGCACTACGTCGATGTCCTGCTGCCGGTTGGCCAGGGCTACCGGGTGCGCATCAGCTTGCGCGCCGACGACACCTACACCGTGACCCGCGAGATGAAGCGGGGCGACAAGGTGTTCGTCAAGGGCGTGCAGGAGAACGTGTACTGCGACGAGCTGGGCGAGGTCGCCTACTACGCCTCGTGCTACCGCAACGTCGACTTCGGTGACCACAAGGTGTCGTCGTGAGCCGGCGTGACTACGAGCTGATCGCCGCAGCGATCGCCGCGGCGCGCAGCACCGTGGTCGCCAGCAGGTCGCTGTCGACGCCCGAGCAGGGCGTCGGCATCGTCGTCAGCTACCTCGCCGAGGCTCTCGCCGAGGACAATCCCAAGTTCAACACCGAGCGATTCATCGCAGCAACAGGAGAGCAGTGACATGGGTGCCATCGGAGCACAAGGAATGGCCGGCGCAGTCGATGAGGGACTGGTCGGGCTACGGCAGGCGCTCTCGTGGCACCTGTCGAGCAACCACTACCCGCCGATCAACGCGGTGTTCATCCCGGTCGCCGAGCGTGCGATCGAGCTGGGCAACGCCGAGGAGTGGGACGTCGAGATCGAGATGCCGAACGGCATCACGAAGACGGCCGGCGAGATCGTCGAGGGGCTGCATCTCGATGCGTTTCTCGATGACGGGGAGGGATGATGGGTACGCCGGTCAAGGTGTGGCGTGCCTACTTCCCACGGTGGTCACGAGACACCGACAAGCTGATCGTCGAGTGTCTCGACGGCATCGAGACGCCCAAGCGCATCGTCGTGAAGGACGGCAGCTTCAACCAGCACGTGCTGCCCGACTCGATCCACCGCACCGAGGAGTCTGCTCTCGACGCCCTCGAAGCTCGGCTCGCCGACGACATCGACAAGATGCAGGCGGAGCTGGCAGAGGCGCAGCGACATCAGCAGATCGTCGCCGAGTACCGCGCCGGCAAGGGTGCGTGATGGCGCTCGGAGTCATCTGCATGACGATCATCATCGTGGCGTTCGTCTCGGTGGTGCGACGCTGAGTCTTTCAACGACGTGCCACCATTGGTGCCTGTGTGGCCCGTAGAGCGACGCAAGCGCCTCTGCGCACCGATTACACCACCCGGCCCTGTTGCGTCGATCCTGGCGCAACAGGGCCGCTCTCGTTGTGGGCGCTGGCTCAGGCGCCACAAGGGCCAGCTCGTGCCGGCGTAGTGCACACGTCCGAGCAGATATTCAACAAATCTTCGTAACCGGTTGCGACACGTCGTTTCACGACCTGCTATACTCGGCCCCATGACCACCTGCACCGTCGTCACCAACGCTGACGGCAGCTCCTGCGGCCAGCCGGCCGTGTACACCTGGATCGCTTCGCGTAGCGGCGCCACCTACCACGAGTGCGCCGAGCACCTGTGCCCGGGCGAGGTTGCGCACACCGTCCAGTCGATCACCCGGCTGCACCCGCCGACCGCGACCACCAAGCCGTACGTGCTCGTGCGCAACGGCAAGATCGTCGGCTACGCCGACTCCGCCTCGCAGTCGGTCAAGAACCGCGCCGCCCGCCTGGGCGCGGCCATCGTTCCCGTCGTCCGCTGACCAACCACCACCAACCAGAAAGACCACTCCTGTGACCACCACCACCACCACCAACTACGAGCTGGACATCATGCTCGCCAAGATCGAGAAGATGTGGCGCCGGGCCAACCACCCGAACACGCCACCGGCCGAGAAGGCCGTCGCCGAGGCGAAGGCGCTGTCGCTGATGGCTCAGCACCGCATCGAGATGGCGATGCTCGATCTCGATGAGACCGACGAGCTGACCGACCACGAGTACGGACAGCTCAAAGGCGCCTACGGCCTGCTGCACGCCAGCCTGATCAACGAGGTCGCCACGGCGTACGACTGCCGTGTCTGGTGGCGCAGCTCGGGGATGACGTACAACGTGCGCATCAGTGGGTTCCGCTCGGACTTCGAGCGGGTCAAGCGCCTCGCCAACTTCCTGCTCACCGACGCAGTGGCGCAGTCGTGCGTGTTCAAGTCGCGCTCGATCGCAGTCACGAAGGACTACCGGCGCTCGTTCGTCGCCGGCTACACCCAGGAGATCGGCAAGCGCCTGCGAGAGGGCGTGCGGGTCGCTCGTGAGGCTGCCGTGGCGCACGCCGCCGAGACCGCCACGGCCGAGGTCGCCGAGGCCCGCGTCACGGGTGCCGAGCTGGTGCTCGTGGAGCGCAAGAAGGCCGTCGCTGACTTCATGAAGACCAAGCGCATCCGCTCGGTCGGACACTCCACGGGGCGCAGCTCCAACGGTCGGGCCAACGGCCAGATCGCCGCACGTAACGCCGATCTCAGCGGTGGCCGCAACCGCGTCGGCTCGGGCACGAGGGCGCTGTCGCGATGAGCCGGGACTACTCCAAGAGCGCCAGCTACGGCGCCGAGCAGCATGCGTTCATTCACACGCTGCTCGGCGAGCAGGCGGACTTCGGCTCCCTCGTCACGCAGACGAGGGAGTTGGAGGCCACGCCCGAGTGGCAGGCCATCTTCGGCGCCCGGGCGATCGAGCTGGGCTACAACACCGGCACGTGCGACTACGCCAGTGGGTTCCGAGTGATCAGCTACAAGGTCCGCGGCTCGTGGCGCTTCGCAGTGCCGCACGAGATGGCGCACCTCGTCACCGCTGACGGCCACGGCCCCGAGTGGCGCGCTCGCTACGTGTGGCTCGTGCGCCTCGCCTACGGCAACGAGTGGGCCGAGGCGCTCGTGGCCGGGTTCCGCAGCTCGCGCCTGTCGGTCGAGATCCTGCCGCTCGCACGCACCACGCCCGTGTGGCCGGCCGAGCTGTTCGCAGCTCAGGTCGGTGCGCCGCTGTTCGCTCCGAGCACCAGCTCGGCTCGTGGGCCGATCGCTCTCTGAGATGTTGCACGACGTTCAACATCTGCTGCTATCCTCCACCTTGTGACCACTCAACTAGGAGACACCGTGACCACCATCAAATCCGCCCCCCTCTTCGAGGACGCCAACGCAGCCGGCGGCTGGACCGACAGCCCGACCGTCGCTCGCCGGCTCTGCACGGCGATCTGGAAGGCGACCAACGCCTTCGGCCGGATCACCAACTACCAGGCCGACGTCGTGCTCGACTACGAGACCATCCTGCGCAACGTGACGAACCAGGAGCCGGGCGCCACGTTCGAGTTCACCTACAGCGTGGGCGACAACGGCACGCACCTGGCCACGCTGCTGTCGACCCAGGCCGACGGCATCGGTGAGCAGGAACACTACGACGGCCACGTCGAGGGCGTGCTCAACTACGACTCCGGCCCCAACACGGCGAAGTTCCGCGGCTGGGTGACGCGCTCCGAGTACCAGACCGACACGTACGGCAACCGCTACGGCGCCGACAAGTACGGCCTCGTGCTGCACACCGTGGAGCTGGTCAAGTGAGCACCGTCCTCTACCGCTGCACCGAGTGCGATCTGGTGCAGCCGACGTTGAAGCTCGCCGGCAAGTGCCACCACGGCATCGGGGGAGTCGAGGAGTTCGCTCCTCGCCCCCTGTCGGTGATCGCCGCCGAGATCGCCGCCGACTGGCGCCCGGTCTGGTTCGCAGCCGTGCCGTACGTGCGAGCGATGCTCGAACTGGACAGCACCGAGAACATCCTCAGGGCGATGTACGGCGCCGACCGCGCCGACGAGATCGTGCTCCGGTTCCTGGGCAACTCCCGCACGTGGAAGGGCGACACCGCCCGCGGCATCAAGTCCGAGCTGCGAGCGATGCTCGCCGCCAACTCCCGTCGACCGACTCTGTGACACCCATCAACGACACTGAAAGAATGAACACCGTGAAGACCACCCGCACATCCACCGTCGAGGCTCTGGCTGACCAGATCCTCGCCGCCAAGGCCGAGCTGGCCATCGCCGAGAAGGCGTTGAAGGCTCTGCAGACTGACCTGCTGGCGCTCGCGCCGGTCGGTACCGAGATCGTCCGCGAGGGCGGCAAGGTGACCGTGACTCAGCGTGTCGACCTCATCGCCGATGTCGACGTGCTGCGCGAGGTCGCCTCTCGCACCAACTTCAAGAGCCTCACCAAGGTGACGTTCGATGTCGCCGGCTACCGGGCGCTCGTGCAGCTCGGTCGCAGCACCGACGAGATCGACGCAGTGATCGGGGAGAAGGTGAGCGCACCGTTCTTGGTGACCACGGTCGCCAGGAAGTGAGCGATGGCTACGGCGAGTTCAAGCGTGACCTGAACAGGCTCGCGCTCGGAGCCATCGCTGTCGGCATCCTCTGTGTCGTGCCGGCCCGAGTCAGGGTCTACCTGCTCGGGCTGGTCGGCACGGTCGTGCTGTGGGCGTTCTCGCTCGACCACCAAGCCACGCTGAACCAGCGCTCGCCGTGGACCGTGTGGTCGTACGTGTGGGCCGTGGTCTTCGTGACACTGCTCGTGTGCCTCGTGGTCGAGTGCGTGCAGGACCATCGCCGAGGCAAGCTCGTACAGGCACAGCCGGCGTTCGTGCCGGCTCCGCAGCAGTCGCAGCGGCCGGCGCCGCGTCCCGTGACGCGTCGTATCGAACGCACCGTGCGCGTCGAGCGTGTACCCGCGCCGGTTGCGCCGCATACGCCACCCACACCGCCACAACCTGCACGTTCGAGCATCATCGTGGTGACCAACACGCACAAGCCAGTGCG